GGAAATTCTTTTCCTATAGCTTATTCTATAAAGACCTTTAGATCCTCACAGTAAGCGTTACTCTTAACCGAGTATGTATTGTGAGCCCCGGAGGGCAATCACTGTTGTGTAACGATTTAACTAACTTTAACACGCTGAGTAGCTTCGGCTTTCGCAGAGCATGCGTGAGTAGTTAGGCTAGCACCCTATACTTCCGTAGAAGGAAAGGATGTTAAAAAGTGGTTGAACACGTGCACACCAATCGGCCATAAACAAAGTTTAGGTTGACAGGAAAGCTAGAAATATATCGATAGATATAAATCGAAATTCTTGTGGTATAAATTTGAATAAAGCTCTTAAAGCAAAAACTTTAACCTTTATCAAATAAGCCATAAGAGGGGGCTTTTCGCGTCTTCTAACAATTATTGTTATGAAACCGAAAGTATCCGACTTCCCTGTGAAGGGTGGCTGCAGCTCTCTATAAGAGAAAACTGAAGTCTAAGGAAAACTATTTAAATCTAAAGCTAACAAAAATAATATAAAAATATTTAATTCTGCGACAAAAGATTTAGGTACTTTCTTTAGTGCCATGATCCGTGTAAAAGCGGGTCGACCATTAGTAAATTGGTTTATTAAAGCCTTTAGACTAATGGAGGGACGACTTTCTAACGGAACAGTAAGAGTAACCATAGTTTTTCTTAATAAATGTTACCATCTGCAGAAGAAGAGCGGTTTGAAGTTTCTTGTTATTTACTTGAAAGCTCAAAACGTTAATCTAATGCAGGCTCTGGCAGGTACTGCGGAAAAGGATATTACTAATTTAGGTTGTCGATTCGCTCGTAAGCGAGGATCGAAATTACCTCAAATTATTCCTATTCTTCACCGAGTACATATCAGAAATGGTAAAGTTTATTATATCAAACTATGGACAACTTTATTTAATTTATACCGAGTTCTATCTTTTCCCGGACTCTTGAATTTATCTACTATTGTAGATCCTTCTACCTTCCGCCAGGATCTGTTTTATCAGATCTCGGTGTTCGCACTTACCTTTTGGAAGCTCTTGTTAGAGCAAACAAACGATAGGTGGTTACGGCTTGCTTTAAGAGACAAGCTGAAGGCATTAAAGGAACTGCAGGTACGGCCATTTGGTATAGCGACTTCGTCTCCTAGTTTCGCTGGAATGATTTCCAGCTCATACATGGGAGTCCTTAGTGCAATATACCTATGGAAGTCCTCTGATATTTTACCTTATCTATACGATTACTTAAAATCAACTGGAAATATATCTTTTATCCGTTTCATTGAAACAGGTGTAAAGATCTCTAATTGGCCTAAAGAATTTGTAGATAAGTGTAAAACATTAGGGGGACTCGGGTTAAAACCCGAACCTGCAGGAAAAGTAAGAGTTTTCGCTCTTGTAGATTGTGTGACTCAGTGGGTTATGGATCCACTGCACAAACGATTATTTGCCATCCTTGGGAAAATTCCTCAAGATGGTACATTTGATCAAATCAAACCATTAAAGGCTCTCCTTCAAAGAAATAAATCTCTTTATTCTTTGGATTTGAGCGCGGCCACTGATAGACTTCCTATAGTCTTACAGATGATCGTGTTAAGTCCTTTAGTTGGGGCAAATTTTGCCAGATTATGGTCAATAATGCTAATCGGCCGGCCCTATAGTCTTCCTAAGTCAGCTTCTGAATATCTTTCGATGAAAGATAAACAGATGAATCTGAAACAGTTGTACTACGGAGCCGGGCAACCTATGGGAGCGTTGACATCATGGGCGATGCTTGCTGTCACACATCATTTTATTGTGCAGTTCGCAGCGTTCTTGGTGTCCGGAAAGACTAGATGGTTCGAGGATTATGCAATCCTTGGTGATGATGTAGTTATAGCTAACGGGCCAATCGCTCATAAATATTTGGAAATTATGAGTTGGATTGGTGTGAAAGTAGGAATTCATAAATCCTTAATTTCACCTTCCGGTAACTCTCTTGAATTTGCTAAACGATACTTCTATAATAAGAAGGATTGTTCGGCTATCCCTCTAAAAGAGGTATATGCTGGGACTATCAGTATTTCTGCTTCAATTGAATTGATGCGTAAATACGGAGTGTCCTTATCTCAGATATTATCTTTTAACCAATTTGGTTATAGATCATTGTCTAAGATTACAAATCCATTGAGAAAGTTATCCGGTCGTATGAGAGCTATAATCTTATCATCGCTTTTTCCTACGGATTGGACACCAGCAGCCTTTAAAGATTTCTTGTCTATAAGATCTTTAGTACAGAAAGTTCCAGTTAAGGAATCTGTATTTCAAGGTCTTACTGATTCTTACGTTTCTCTGATAAGGAAACAAATCAGTAAACTTGATGATTCAATGTCTCTTTTGAGATATTTAGTCACGGTTGATAGAACAAGGGCTCATTATGGTATCATCTCTTTTGATCAAGATCCAAGAATATGTTCGTTATTACGTCCATACTCAAAGGATCATAAATTAGATCTAAGAGGTATGCCAATTTCTAATGAGTTGTATTCATATGTTATTCTAATAAACGAATTTGTTTATAGAAATCAATATATGGATACACTTCTTAAAGTGCGTGAGTTGGTTAACTTAATCGATGAGGTTGATTCTTTATCAAAAATCGACCTTTTCGAGATTATCCTAAGTAAATTAGTTTCAATTGAAAATGATTTATCTCTGCTTCCTTTCGTTGAAAGGGACCAGAGAAGGATAGTTCAGGTAACCAAATCATCGGTATCCCGATTCATAAGATTATGGAAATCCTCGAATCTAGGTGTAAAATTGAAGTAAGAAATAATTTTATTAATTATTTCTCTTCAATTTTAATAGTCTTAATGAGTAAACAGGGACTTAAGATTATATCGCCCTTCGGCGGTATATAACCTGTTTGTTTAATCAGTAGTTAAGACTAATGAGTATTTAAATAAAGTTGTTTAAAATAACTCTTACCCGAATAGGTCTGGTCTATGACATTTAGTCAATAGTCTATATTACTGTATATTCCCTATGTAAGGGACGGGGACGAAGACGAGAAAAAACATCAATCAGGGATGATTGGTGTCAGCCGAGTAGTAGGC